GCGGATTGGTGACGTTCGATCCGCACAACATGCCGACACGCGTGGAGATGCTTTCGCAAGGTAAGCAGCTAGACGACGCGATAAGGTCGAAGGGGCCGCGCGAAGTGCGTCAGATCGGCACGTATAGAGCGTAGTATTTCCCGTCCTGGCCGGTCGGCTGCGCACCGCAAGGGGCAGCGGGTCAGTAGCAGGGTGTTCCTGAGTCAGCCTTCCGGAGGCCGGCTAGGGCGGGGATTTTTTCACAAAGGAATTAGACATGACATCAGAAGACATCGCGAAGGTCAACGACTGGCAATCACTCGTCCGCGTAGCCCACGGCATGGCCGTGGAGAAGGGCTGGTGGGATGACGGCATTGCCAATCGGCCAATCGAGGACATCGTTAACAACTTCCACGCCGAAGTTTCGGAGGCGTGGGAGGAATATCGAGCGGGACGCATGGCCACTTGGTACGCCGATCCGCAGGCGGTGATGGCTGGCAAGCTGCCGAAGCCAGAAGGGTTTTTTGTTGAGCTTGCCGACCTGCTGATTCGCATCGCGGATGCGGCGGGGGCGCATCGGATTAGCTGTTTGAATGAAGTCTGGAAATCATATCCAGAAGAATCGGTTTCGGAATCAATTCATAGCATTCATCGCCTGATTGCCGAATCCGAATTTTCATTCGTCATTTGTGATTGTCTTGCAATAGCCGAAAATCACAATCACGACCTGTGGGCCACGATACGCGAAAAGCTCGCGTATAACGCCACGCGGCCGTATCGGCACGGAGGGAAGCGGGCGTGAGCGATCGACAGCAACAACCAATCTCCGCCGAACGCTTGGCGGAGATGCGTGAGGCGGTGCGAACCTACGGTTCGGCCAACTGCTGGACAGGTACGACCGGGACGTTGGCGGCGATGGTGTTTGAGTTGCTTAAGGCTATTGGCAAGGAGCGTGGAGCGTGAATGAAGAACAGAAGCAACGCGATCTTATTTTGGCTGCGGCCGATGCTTGGCAGTCGCTCAACAAAATTCGAGCGTGTTGCGGCCGAGCGTACGATTTGTATGGCGATGAAGTCGGCGATGACGCTAAGGAAATTGATCGCATCGTTGACACGTTGGGGGCGGCTATTAAGGAGGCGACCGGCAAAGACGCGTTGTCGGTTTATACGGGAGGGCTGGAAACGTGAAATACGAGGAGTTTATTCGAGACAAAGGACAGGGTGCCGTCAACATCGGATTCGATCCGCTGTGGATGCCTGATTTCCTTTTCGATTTTCAACGATCGCTCGTCGAGTGGGCGATTCAAAAAGGACGGGCCGCCATATTTGCCGACTGCGGCATGGGCAAGACGGCGATGCAATTGACCTGGGCGCAAAACGTTGTGATGCACACTGGAAAGCCGGTGCTGATCGTCACGCCGCTCGCGGTCAGCAAACAGACCGAACGCGAAGCAATCAAGTTCGGATTGACCGCGACCCGTTCGCAGGATGGCAGCCATCGAGGCGGCATCGTGGTGACGAACTACGAACGCCTCGACAACTTCAATTCCGCGGACTTCGCGGGCGTCGTTTGCGACGAATCGAGCATCTTGAAATCGTTCAGCGGATCGACACGCAAGAGCATTACGCGGTTCATGAGCAAGCTGCCGTATCGGTTGCTTTGCACAGCGACAGCGGCACCGAACGATTACGTGGAGCTTGGCACGTCGAGTGAGGCCCTCGGCGAACTGAACTACTCGGAGATGCTTAGAAGGTTCTTCGCGCAGCTTGACGACAAGGGGCAGAAGCGGGAGCAAAAGCTACAAGAGCAAGCCGAAGCGATCATCGAAGCCGATCCGAGCTACTATCAAAAGCTAGCCTATCGCGTTGCGCAGACGATCGGGCAATGGAGGCTGCGGCATCACGCGGTGACGGCGTTTTGGCGGTGGGTAGCGTCATGGGCAAGAGCTTGCCGCAAGCCTAGCGACCTAGGGTTTAGCGACAGGGATTTTATCCTGCCTCCGTTAACGGAAACGGATCACGTCATCGAAGCGAAGTCGGCGCCGCCTGGAATGCTTTTCACGGTACCGGCGTTTGGCGGCCACGAGGAACGGCAAGAGCGTAAGCGGACGATCAGCGAGCGTACGGAGTACGTCGCCAGTTTGACGAACCACGATAGGCAGGCGGTTGTTTGGTGTCACACGAACGACGAAGCGGATAGGCTCGTCGATACGATTGACGGGGCGGAACAAGTAGCTGGCACAACCAGCGACGAGGAACGCGAGCGTATCTACGACGAGTTCGCGACAGGATCGCTTCGAGTGCTGGTCATTAAGCCAAAGATCGGCGCCTGGGGCATGAACTGGCAGAACTGCAATCACGTTGTGACCTATGCGTCGCACAGCTACGAGCAATATTACCAATCCGTTCGGCGCTGCTGGCGATTCGGCCAAAAGCGGCCGGTACAACTGGACGTCGTAGCGACTGAGGGTGAGATTCGCGTGCTTGGCAACATGCGAGCGAAGGGCAAGCGGGCTGACGATATGTTCGCCAAGCTTGTCGAGCAGATGAATGAGGCTGTGAGGATCGAGAGGCAGGACATCTACACGAAGAAACTGGAGCTACCGAAATGGGCGTGAAAGAGCAACTCATCACCGATCGATACGCAGTCTACAACTGCGACTGCATGGAGGTGCTGAAAAAGATCGCGGACGAGTCGATACACTTGACGGTTTACTCGCCACCGTTCGCGGGACTGTACCAATACAGCAGCGACGAACGCGACCTGTCCAACTGCATCGACCATGACGAGTTCTTCGAGCACTACGGCTACATTCTCGATGAGCTTGCACGCGTGACGATGCCCGGCAGGATTAGCGCGGTACATTGCATGGACATCCCGTTAAGCAACGCCGGCTGCGATGCCATGTTCGACCTGCCGGGCCGTGTCATTGCGGAGCACGAATCGCGAGGATTCGCCTACGGCGGCCGGCGCGTCATCTGGAAAGAACCGCTAATGGTTCGCAATCGAACCATGATGAAAAGTTTGCATCACGCGACGCTGTGCGATGACAGCACGAAGAACAGCATCGCCAATGCCGACTATCTGCTGATGTTTCGCCGCAAGGGCGAAAATCCTGTGCCGGTCAGTCACGAAAACGGACTGCTCGAATACGCGGGCGAGGATCAACCACCGGAACGGCTACATCGTTTGCGTGGCATGAAAGGCGATCAAAAGCAGAACGAGTACAGTCAGTACATTTGGCGGCGGTACGCGTCGTCTGTTTGGATGGATATTCGCATCGATCGCGTGTTGCCGCATCGCGAAGCGAAAGACGACGAGGATGAAAAGCACGTCCACCCGCTGCAACTCGACGTCATCGAGCGATCGGTCACGATGTGGAGCAATCCCGGCGAAACCGTCCTGACGCCATTTATGGGCGTTGGCTCGGAAGTGTACGGGGCGGTGTCGCTCGGACGTCGGGCGATTGGCTGCGAGCTTAAGCCCGCATACTTCAAGCAAGCCGTAGCCAATTTGAAAACGCTCGAAGCCGACAAGCCCAAGAAGAAAGCGGCGGCCATGCTGCCGGGGATGGGATAAGCAATGGAATTGCGACCGTATCAACACGAAGCCATCGAGCACACTTGGCGATGGCTCAAGACGGCGAAAACCGCGCCCGTCATCGTCCTGCCAACTGGCTCGGGCAAGTCGGTTGTGATTGCCGAAATGGCAAGGCGTGTCGTCGAACTGAAACGGCGTGTGATTGTCTTGGCACATCGCGCCGAACTTGTCGACCAGAACGCGTTGGAATTGCGTGGACTGGCTCCGTCGCTCGATGTCGGAATCTATTCGGCTGGTCTACGTCAACGCGACACCGAACGCGACGTCGTGTTCGCTGGCATTCAATCCGTCGTCAATCGTGCGCCGGAATTTGGCTCGCGGTCTCTGGTTATGGTCGATGAGGCACACATGATTGGACCGGACCAAACAAGCGGCTATCGTCGATTCCTGGAAGCCCTTGGGCAGTGCAATCCTAACTTGCGGCTTGTTGGGCTGACGGCAACGCCCTATCGCACCAGCACGGGAGCGGTGTACGGCAAGGACGAGATATTCGGCGGCGTGTCCTACAACGCCAAGCTGAGCAAGTTGATTGCCGATGGCTACTTATCGCCAATCGTGTCCTGCCGGGCACGCGAAGAAATCGAAACCGACTCGATCCGCGTACAGCGTGGCGAGTTCGTCCAAAGGGACATGGAAGCGGCGTTTGATGTCGAAGGCGTCACGCAATCGGCGGTGGCTGAATTGGTCGCCAAGGCAGAAGGCCGAAAGTCGATCATGGTGTTCTGTGCGGGTGTCAATCACACAAAGAAAGTGGCGGACAAGATCGCGGAACTAACCGGCGATGAAGTGGGCGTTGTGACAGGCGAAACGGTGCCGCTCGAACGATCGGCAATCATCGAGCGGTTCAAGGCTCGACAGTTGCGTTGGATCGCCAACTGTGACGTGCTAACGACTGGCTTTAACGCTCGGGGCGTGGATTGCGTCGCAGTGCTTCGGGCTACGTGTTCGCCTGGATTGTTCGCTCAAATGTGCGGCCGTGGCTTGCGTCTGTACGATGGAAAAACCGATTGTCTAATTCTCGACTTCGGGCAGAATCTACGCCGTCATGGGCCGCTAGACGCGGATGATTACGGCGTATCGAAAACGAAGAGCGGCACGCACGCAGCACCGGAAAAGAAGTGTCCGAAGTGCAAGGCACCAGCCCCGCTA